CCAGCCATAAGGCAATCGTAATAATTATCGTATGTTGTTGGCATTGTGAACGGCTCTAGGCAGCCATGGAATGTGCTACACATGAGCATAACCAAGGCTATCTTCATAGCAGCTCCTTTATTTACTTACATTCATATTTAATAATATTCTTCTAGGAATATCTGATTGAGTAACGCCATAATGATAAGCGTTGTCAAATATAACAATTTGATTTGCAATTGATGGAACAATCTCCTCTGTACCATCTTCTTTTTCAATTGCAGTATATCCATTGCAAGTATGAAAATTTAAAACAGATGTAATAATGTTTGTATCTATTTCTCCGCCATTAGTAATGTCACTATGTCTGCCATGTTTTACTTTCTTACCTTGATTTGGATAAAGATTTAATTTTAATTTTACTAAAAATTTTGATGGAATTATCTCATCTTGATAACTTTGTACCAAACTAAAAATATTTATTAAATCATGTCTTGAAGATCCAGAGTTGTTTAAATGTGGATGAACATAAATTGTTTTTCCAAACTTAAAATGATTGTCTCCTCTATGTGTAACTGGATGTTGTACTGAATGATTTTGCCATTCCCAATCAAAAAATTCATCTTCAACAATATCTAAAAGTTTTTTAAATATTTGTTTAGGTAAAAAGTTATCTATAACTTTAATCAAAACTATTCTTGAAATGGATTTGCGTCTTTAACAGCCTTAACAGATTTAAACCATTCTCCAGTTTCATCTAATTTTCCAGCATCAATGTCATGGTATAATTTATCTAGCTGATCTTGTATTCTTCCGTATTCTTGCTCTCTTTTTCTGCCAATACTTCTATTTGCTATTATTTTTTTAGCCTCTGGATATTTAGCTCTAATTTCTTCTAAAGTATATTGTGGTTGTTGAATAGCATCTACCTCATCGCCATTTGGTCTATACCAACCAGACCAAGTAATTTGTTCTTCCCATTCTCCATCTGCGTTTTTGTAATCTGGATTGTCTTCAACAGATACAGCTGCATTTGGGTTTAATAAAAGTATTGCTTGTAAAGTAACATCGCAATCTACATATTCAGCCATTAGTTTCTCCTATCCCGTTTTAATTATTCCACTATCAAATTCTAAAATATGAAAAGTTGACAATCCTCTTGATCTGTCAACAGTTCCACTATCAGAATTGTCATAGTTACCATTCATCACCCAATCTGCGTGCTGGTGTTTAACATCAACACCATATTGAATAGAACCAGTTGATGGTGGAGTTACCCAAGCCATCATTGAGTTACAATTTCCCCAAGAAGTATTATCAATATAGCATTTTGAATTAGCTCTTAATCTTGAACCTTGCGCATTTGCGTTCATATTCCCAGCATCTCCTGTGCTGTTAGTTCTATCAATAAATCTGAAAAGCCAAGATGAGCCACTTGGATTTAAACCACCTATCATTTGACCGATAAATAAAAGTCTGTTGCTTGTGCTAGCTGCTTGATGAGTAAGGTTCAAACCAGTTATAGCATACCAAGCTGTGTTTGCGCCAGAGTGAGTTGCTCTTCCAGAATAAGTAACGCTTGAAACTTTCACTATATCTGCTGGAGCAAAATTTAACACAGTTCCAGAATTTGCCATTGTAGCTCCAGATGGAATAGTAATCGTGTCTCCAGATTGTCCAATAACAGTTGTTCCAGTTGCTGTTAAAGGTTGTAATGTATTTATTTTTAATTCACTCATATTTTCTCCTATAAAGCTCCGCTTTCAATTTCCATAATAGTAAATGTGCATGTTGTTCTCATATTGTCTCCATTAGCAAGATTTTGATCATTATAAGCCTTATTAACATAACCACCGTTACCATGAGATGCTGCCAAGATTGTATATTCATTAGCATTCGTGTTTGGTGGAGTTACAAAAGTTAGCATTGGAATAGATGTCGCCCAAGACCCGTTGTTTTGATTGTGCTTACTTGTGCAACCTGGTCTGCTACCCTCTCCTGGGTGTACTGCATTTGTAGGATTAGCTGATGTTGTGTTGTTGTAGTATTTAGTATGCCAAGAAGTTCCGTTTTCAGTTCCCGTAAAATGAGATATAAATAATAATCTGTTACTTGTTGAGGATGCTGTGTAACTTAATCTCAAAGGAGTTATTTCCGTAAAAGATGTGCCAGATGCAGCAAAAGCCATTGTTCCTTTATAAGTTACTGATTTCATTCCAACTACTTTTCCACCACCAAAACCAGTTACGGATCCAGAGTTAGCAACTGTAGCACCAGCTGCAATTTGAATTTTTTGTCCAGATGCTCCAAGTGTTGTTGCGTTGCCGCTGTAAGGAGTTATTTTATCTACTTTAATTTCACTAGCCATTATAATATCCCACTATCAAATTCGATTATTGTAAATGCAGAAACACCTCTACCATCGTCTGTTGATGTGCTGTCTGTGTTGTTATGATTACTATTAATTCTTATTCCACCCGCATTGTGATCCAAAAAATAAACTGAATATTGGTGTGCATTAGTATCTGCTGGAGTGTGTAATGCTGAAAACATACTGGTACTTCCCCAGGAAGTAGAGTTGACATGCATTCTTGCGTTTCCTCTTTGTCTTGATCCATCTGCGTCTGCAACATCAATATCTACAGCTGATGTATTATCACGAAACTTAAATCCGCAAGTTGTTGCGTTTATCGCTATAGTCATTTGGCAAAGAAACAATAATTTATTCGAAGTTGCTGATGCTGTGTATGTGTTTCTCATCATCTGCAATTCTTGAAAACCAGATCCAGATTGAGCTGTACTTTCTAAATATGATGTAGTCTTAACACCAACAATTCCAGAATTTCCAAATCCAGTTGCAGATCCTAAATTTTCAAAAGTAACTCCAGCTGGAATATTAAATGTATCTCCACTATCTCCAATTTGAATAGATGTTCCGCTTTGTGGTAAAATTTTATCTACTATTAATTTTGTCATATTATATTATTTTTAAAGTTCCCGAACCAGTTATAGTCCAGACAGCTGAACCAGTTACGCTTATTGGTCCAACCAAAAATTGATTTTTATCTGTTGGCAAATTTGATGTTGTATTTGTATTAACATCATTCCAATTTGCAAACATTGTTCCAAGTGTTGAAATTACAGATCCCTCTATCACACCAAACTCTAATGCGTTTCCAGCCGAGTTGACTTTTAAGGCATCCCCCGCAGAGCCAAGAGATAATGCGCTATCATAAATTCCACTCGCACTTTTTGACATAAAATTCCAATTTGCGTGAGCAGTTCCAGATGATGATGGAGCGTTACCAGTTGATGCTGTAACACAAATATAAGTTCCTAAAACTCCATTATCTGTAAAGGTTACAACATCTTTCGGAACATAACTTGTTGTGTTATCGTATGTACCTCGAAATGAGAACGCTAATTTTCCTAAATCTATAGTAGCCAAAATTCCTCCTAAAGTTTGGTTATTAAATTAAATATTGTAAATAATCTTTTTTGTATATTGAACATTTATAGTACATTAAACAGTAGCTATAAGGTTTCCTTGAGCGTTTAAAGACCAAGTAAAACCAACAGAAGAATAAATTACATCTTCAAAAGATGCGTAGGTAGCAGCATCAATGTTGTCTGATCCGCCACCCGTTGTTGTTACAATTAAGTTATTTGACGAATTAACAGTAAAGCCATAAACTTCAGCTCCACCCGTCATTGATATAGTTAAGGTTTCATTCCCTCCAGCATTATTAACTGTTTTAGTTAAATTACCACCAACTAATAATTTTGCGTCTAAAGCATTGGGAGCTGTATCATTCGATGTTATTTTAACAGTTCCTCCTCCAGCAGATGCTGCCGCTGAAGATGCGGATGCAGCCGCAGATGCTGCCGAGTTAGCGGCATTAGTAGCATTTTGACTAGCTTCTTGAATAGCTGTGATATTCGATGCGTTTGTTGAAATGTCAGAAGTTATAGCAGCAAGCGATGTAATATTTGCATTATTAGCTGCAAGACTATCTAACCCAGAAATAGATCCCAAAGTATTAATAGAGCTTATGGAACCAGCTACAGCATTAATATTGCTTGAGTTAGTATTAGCTGCTGAAACTGCAGCTGATATGCTTGAAACATTTGAGATTTCAGTAGCAATTCCAGCTACTGTCGAAACATCTACAGATGTTACATCTAAAGATAATTCTCCAGATGTGTCAAAAGTTAAAACTTTATTTGCTCTTTCAGTTGCAGATTTTGTAAGTTCAGAGTTTGTGATTGTACTTGTTCTTGAAATTTTTAAAGATCTATCTAACTCTTCTTGCAACTCTTGGATTTGCAAAGTTAATTTATCAATAGCTCCCTCATGTGTTTCAGCTGGGAAAGGATCATTAGCTATGTAATCTACTTCTTGAGTTAGATTTGTATCTCTAATTAAAATAACAGATACACCCGTTGCTGGCGCAGTAACAAAATTAACTTGTCCACCATTAACTCCATTATCTACAATTGAATAATGAGTTGATAAAGTTTGTACTGTTTCTACTCCAACAGAAGATCTTAAAATAACTATTAATTCTGATGTGCTGTGAATAGGAAAAGTATATGCAAAACTTGTTGTGCTGTTATTTCCATTATAGGAATTTTTTACCGATAAACTCGATACTGTCATAATTTACTCTTTTGTTATGTTAGGAAAAATTTTTGTAGGCGTTATAATCCTACTATATTTTTCGTATTAGATTAATTTGTCAATTCTGTCTATAACTATTTATGGCTTTAAATAGTAAGTTTGACCCCTCTGATCTTCATGTTTTTCAGATATTCTACTAAAATAACCTGGGTCTAAAAACTCTTTTAATTGATAGCCAATCAAATAGTCATAAGCTGCCTTGGAATAGTACATATTTAAAAATGGTACATTACCCTCTGCAAACTGTAAAAACTTTTTTCCAGCTTTTTTGGGATCATTTACATTTTGAACAATACTTATAATTTTTTCTAAATCTCCATAAGTTGGTCCCAGTATAGTCTCTGCCATACCTCCGCCATACTCATTCTGCAGTTCTTGGAATATAAAGTCTCCATATATACCTACCCCACCACCTTGAGCAAATGCTTGAAATAATACACCTGGTCTTTTTGGATCTCTTGGAGATCTACCTTTAAGCATATCTTTAACAGACATAGCAATATAACCAAACATAGCTGATAATAATAACATTGATGTTAAACCAGATATTTGAGCAAATTTACTATCATCGGGTCCATAAGATTTTAATTCTCTACCAATTATTTTTTTCCAAATTGTTATAGGAAAAGATTTAAATTGACCCATAAATCTTAAAACTTCTCCTCCAGCTGTACCTTTTTTGTATCCTTGGTTCATAAAAGCTCTAACCGAGCTATCTGGCTCTGGAGTTCCGTGCATAGCTTGATCGACCAAAACATTACGCCAAGTCATTTCAAGATCTTTTTTAAAATTTCTAATTTCTCTTTCGCTTAAATCTTTGCCAGTATATTTTTTTATTGTATCGTTTGATATACTATTGACATCTTCTGCTGTCATATATCTTTTGTTTTCTACATCTAAAGTTTTAATAGAACGCAGCATGTCCCATTTACCCTCATCAAAACCATAGAGCTTTAAAACATTTCTTTCTCTTGTTTTAAGATCTAACCATTTTGTGTCAGCTAGCATTCCATAATGTCTAGCTAAACCAACTGTCATTCCAGATTTTAAACTTGAGATCCATCGGTTCAAACTGTTGTATTTAAAAAACATATTTTGTAGTTTTCCCATAGTCCCCCAGGTATCACTACTCGAACCATATTTGTTGCCTTGGAATGAATGAATAGAATTACTTATAACACCCAAAACTTCCATAGCTTGTTTGTCTTGTGTTTTAAATAAAGCACCCAAAGCCTCAAACAATCCATGAAATAAACCTCTACCTTGGAATTTAGTTGTAGCCATATATTGACCAAGATCTGCAATAGATGTTGGAGCTGCAAAACCTAACTTACCCATTGTTTGTAAAGCTCTAATAGTCATACCAACTTTAGCAGCAATCTCATTTGCAGCACCATTAATAGAACCATCTAACTCTGCAAATTCTTTACTAAAATTTTCAAAATTTAGTTGTCGTGCAAATTCTGGGTTATCTTTTTTGTATTGCTTTCTTAATACAGCTAACACTTTGTTAAAAGTATCTTTAGGATTTGTTCCAAGTTCTTGCATCAAAGCAATGTTTCTTGCAGAATTACTTAATACACCTAACACACTTTCTTTTAAAGATGGCTCTCCAAAAGCTACATCGTATTCATGTCTAGCTGTAGCGTCTTTAAAATGTAAAACTCTTGATGCGTTTAATCTGTTAGTGACATTTTTAGTACCATATATACTATTAGTCCCACCATGTTTCAGATGATCGTTTGCCATAAAGCTATCATAAATGCCATCTAGGATTTCATCGATTTTTTCTGGATCTCTT